CCTATGAAAAATGAATTAATGAGTGTTGACGGTCAGATCCTTGACCTAAACAAAAAAGAGATCGCGCAAATGGCTGAAAACTTTATGGCCAACGCGGATTCAATTAACACTGTGAAATTGGCGGCACAATTGGCTAAATTTAATCTATTAGCTATTGAGATGGATAAACACTTGAAATATCATTTGTTTGTCGATCTGCGCCAAAATAAGGACAGTAAATTAAGCGCGTATGGAGTTGATTTCAGCGAGATGGAAGCCGGTATCAAATACGATTATTCGGAAACCGAATCGTGGTGTAAATTACAGTTTGAAATCGATCGCTTGAAAGATAAGCAAAAAGACGTTGAGGCATTCTGTAAAGCCCTAAAAGGCAAAGTGTCGATATTGGATGAAGAAACAGGCGAATTGGCTGATTTTTTCCCGCCGTCAAAAACCTCTACAACTACAATCAAAAAAGTAATCAAATAAAAATCTAACAAATAGCATTATGGCACGTTTTATTTCAATCAAAATTGACCTTTCTAAAATTGATGAATCACGCATTTTCGAAAGTCAAAAAACAGGGGCGCGTTACCTTGATATCACAGGTGTATTGACTGACACTCCTGACAAGTACGAAAACAACGGATTTGTAAAGCAAAATTCAACCAAAGAGGAGCGTGAAGCAGGGTTGCAATTACCGATCGTTGGTAACTTTAAATTGTTGAAAATTTTATCGGATCCGGGTGCACCGGTATCTGCTCAGCCTATCCAACCATCAGCGCCGGTTCAGTCGGACGATCTACCATTTTAGCAATGAGAAAAATTGTTGATAGCTACACAACTAGACACGGAGAATTGAAAGCAATTTATTCCGTAGCAACGGCAAATATAAAGCATCGTGACATCGAGATCGGTGCTTTATATGAACTTGAATATCGCTTGGGGAATCAGGTGCTATTTTTGAAATCAGAATTGGATCACGTTACAGACGGAAACCGTACATTGTTTTTCAAGCACCCGGATCCTGAGCGCCGGTTGATCGGAATCCCTATTATGTCAATTATCAGATACGTGAAAAAATGAGCATAGAAACAAAAATTGATTTGGTATTTTATTGGGCTGTTGCGCAAATGTTTTTCACTATTTTAGGCGCATTAATCAATATGTATAATGAGAACAAAAACAAATGAACTAGGATACACGTTCAATCAGGTTTGGGCGCATATCGCAAAAGAATTACAACGTAATTACATTAAACTGAATAAAATTCAACCTAAACAACAAAATTATGGTAACCTTTCAGCAGTATCATCAAAGCAATCCGCATCTATATGAATTGTACAAAATGATTGCTATTAAGCTAATCAGACAAGGACGCAGGAAGCTAGGATCAAAGTATATTTTTGAGCATATGCGATACGATTTTACATTCAGAAGTGAAAACGATCCGTTCAAAATAAATAACAATTTTGCGCCTATGTACGCTCGCAAATTTATCCTTGAAAATCCGCAGTATGGGCATCTGTTTAGTTTTAAGCCGCTCAAAGGCACTATCGTTTTATAGATTTTTTTTCTATATTTACGATGTAATCAGCGAAAAGGGTAGGAGTTTTTCGGTGATTAATTGGGTTTAAGAACCACAAAGCCTGTTTGCACTCCTACGCATTCAGGCTTTTTTTTTGACCAAATGAAGAAATTAGTAATAAAAAATAGGTATGCTACAATACCAAACGATCTAGTGAACAGCCACAGGATCTCATTAAAGGCAAAAGGATTGTTTGCCTATATTCAATCAAAGCCGGATGGGTGGGATTTTAGCGCTGAGCGGATCGCAAGCCAATTAAAGGAGGGAATGCCAACCGTATCCTCTGCCTTGAAAGAATTGGAAAGTCACGGATATTTAACGCGCGAACGTTACCAAAACGAAAACGGATATTGGATGATTCAGTACATTCTGCACGATAATTCAAGCCTGTATATACAAAATCCTGTCGTGGAAAACCTAATACTAGGAAACCCTATGAAGGAAAATCCTAATACAGGAAAACCATCGAATAATATAAAGAAAGAAAGCAGTAAAAAAGAATCAATAAAAGAAAGTACGGTAAAAAATAGGCGTGACGAAATTTTTGATTTATGGTTCAAATACAAGGCTGAGAAAAAACAACGATATACAGAAACCGGCAAAGCCGCATTATTGAAGAAATGGGAACGCGTTACTGACGATCAGTTGGAACAATACGTCAATCACTCGATGGCAAATAATTACTCAGGTATCTTTGAAAAATCAGTAAATAACAACAACAATGGAAATTCAACAGGCGAAAAACTTGGTACAAGTGCAGCAAGAAACGCCGCACTCAGAAATTGGTAAAGGAACGGCCAATTTGATAATCAAGGCGCAAAGCGCTGAAAATATAAGGAATCGATCCGAAAACGAATTGAAACAGGTGCTACGTTTGGCGATGCTTATGGTTGGCCTACGTGGAGCAAACCTGCCTACGGATGAGGAAAAATTCGTATTGCTTGCCTTTATCAAATCAAACTACGGAAACCAAACGCCTGAGGAAATTGCGATTGCCTTTGAAATGGCCGTAGCCGGGAAACTGAATACTGATTGTAAATGCTATGAGAATTTTTCTTGCGAATACTTTGGACGGATAATGAACGCCTACATTGAATACGCAAGGCAGGAAACGAAAAACGTGAAACGGCCTGAAATTGAGATCCCGAAACCTGTACCAACGAATGAGGAATTGAAATCATTGGCGATAGCGAACGTAAATTCATACATAAAGCGTATAAAATTAGGAGAGAAAACAGGAGAAAAATTTGAGTGGACGGCCGGTGGACTATCTTTTTTGTACGATTATTTAGTTCAATTCGAAATTTGGGAATGCCCGGTGGAACAAAAACGTGAGATCGCGGCTAGATTAAAGCCAAAATTTACTGACGTTACGTTATTGACGGCTGCCTGTAAAGCGGAGGCGTACAAATTATTCTGCTATCAATTAGCTGAAATGGATATGATTTTGGATGAAAACGGACAAATAAATTAATTGTTGAAACCAACTACAACCTACATATGAAAAAGAATTTGATTTTAAGCGCGTTAATTATAGTGATTGGATCAATCGTATGCGTAACGTACAATCAGCTCAGAAAGTCAAGGAATGGCGCCAAAAAACAAAAGCTAATGGCCGAAACGGAAGTGAGCAAAGCGTATATGATAAACACCTTTGAACCGATCGAAGATTTTGAGATGATTTATTTTGATGATCAACGTGGATTGGTGCAAATTAAAAACAAGGCGAAATGAGAAACGAACACGAACACAGATTGCAGACGGTATTGGCCAAATATCTTGATCTGAACAATTACACGTTTTTTGCGATCCCTAATGGCGGATGGAGAAACAAGGCCGTTGCCGCTAAATTAAAAGCGGAGGGCGTCAAAGCAGGAGTGGCTGATTTATTGATCCTTTTGCCAAACCAAACGTTTCACGGCTTATTTGTTGAGGTTAAAATCGCAGGCAATTATCAACAGCCAAACCAAAAGGCATTCGAGCAAAAAGCTAGGGATTGCGGATATGAGTATATCATTGTCAGATCGCTTGACGAATTGATTGAAAAGCTAAAATACTATGAAGCGCAAAGATTCATTGAACAGGACAAAGTTTCGGCCGCATACCGGTCAGGATATATTGATGGCAAATTAGAAAACCAAATGACAATACGATGAAACTATATACAGAAGAACAAGTAAAAGGCATTCTTATAAGACATATAAATTATTCAACGCTTATAAGTTTAGATGAAAAAGATTTAGAAGGAGCAATGGAGAATTCTGTAATTGAGATATTAAATGAAATGACATCCATCGAACTGCCAAGTGATGATGAAATTTGCGATGAAGCAGAAAGTATTGCTCATAATTATTTTGTAATGCAGAGAAATCATTATCAGGGATTAGAAGAAGGGGCTAAGAGAATGGCATATTGGTTAATGAAACACTTTAAACAATAATCAAATGAACATTAACAGACAAAAAGCCATTGATTGGGCAATGGAAAAAATTGCAGATCCTAATTTCACTGAGGATCCGATCCGGATTAATGCGTGGGAAATAATTCACAATCCTAAACTATTTCTTGAAACCTGCGTTGCTAGATTAATTCACGGATCTGAGATTGAAAAGCGCGCAGTGTACAATCGAGTTCGAAACCTTAAAATACATTACAATGAAATTTCAAGATGAGCATATATTTGTTCACGGTGACATTAAATGCACTGATGGCATAACGCGTGAGGAGGCGATTGAAATAATTGAGGACATACAGGAAATTATGATATTTCACAAAATTATTAAAATTGAATTGTGCATTGATCCTTACAAATTCCCAAAAGATTTACTTGATATTACAAACCTATGAAAGCTACAAAAGACAAAATAAGACTTTTAACATTTTTCGCATTATGCCAAAATATGCTAGATTTTATTGACGGATCTTGGCAAGGCCACCCGGCTAACAGGCAGGCCGTAAAAATGGCTACAAAACAAATGATCCGGGAGTTGGAGAAAACAATGACCGTATTATTTCCTAGCAATCGCAATGACGATCCGGAATTACCTGATGCGCTTGACACGTTTCAAAACGCCTGTACGGCAATGGAATCGTTTTTTATGCTAGGAATGGAAATGGATCAAATGGATCCTACACGCAAGGACAGCCTCAATACTCAGGTAAATATATTGTTGAAATCTTATGGAATTGATTGTTGGGAAAAGCCAATGTCAAACCTATGGAAAAATTAAATAAATTTACAACGCAGTTGGGTGATGAATAACTGCCGGATCAAAAGCACATTTTTCCCTAAACAACAAAAAAATGAATTACGTTGAACCTCACGAAAGGCTTGATTTAGTCAATCAGCCTCCGCACTACAAATCAGCAGGCGGTATTGAATCCATTGAAGTTATTGAATCATTTGAATTGAATTTCAATTTAGGAAACGCAATTAAGTACATCCTGAGATGTAACAAGAAAGGCAATAAAAAGCAGGATCTTGAAAAGGCTCAGTGGTATATTAATCGTGAACTAAATCAATTCAAAGGATGATTGACGATCATTTAGTCACGCTTGCGTGGTGGTTAGCAGCAATCGAAATATCGTACATTGCTGTAATGACCTATATTATTTGGAACAAAAAACAAAAATAGAATGATAGAGCACGTAAACATCAAATTGGTTATTCCTCATCCAAATAACCCTAGATTGATCAAGGATGACAAATTTAAAAGACTTGTAAAGTCAATCAAAGATTTTCCTGAAATGCTTGAATTGCGTCCTATTATCGTGGACGAATTTATGGTTGTATTAGGCGGCAATATGAGATTGAGAGCGTGTCAAGAAGCCGGATTGAAAAAAGTTCCGATCATTAAGGCCGGGAACCTGACGCCTGAACAGCAAAAAGAGTTTATAATCAAGGACAACGTAGGGTTTGGAGAATGGGATTGGGATGCGCTTGCGAATGAATGGGATGCTGAATTATTAGCAGATTGGGGACTTGACGTTTGGCAAAACAATGACGAGCCTGATTATTCAATTCTTGATTCTGAGGATCTAACAGATCAGCTAGGCGATATGGCCGGAGGTGTACGCAAGGCAATCCAAATTGAGTTTGAGCCTGAGCATTATGAGGAGGCGCAAGAATTGGTTAAATTTTGGAGAGGCCGCGAATTGTACATTGGCGGATTCTTGATTGAGAAATTGAAAGAAGAGAAATTGAAATAATGTGTTCAATCATTGGTTTTTCGGGTGTTTACGATCGCGATCTATTGACGAAAGTCTTTGAGAATAGCAAAATCAGGGGGATCCACAGTTTCGGATTCTCCTGTTATGAAGCCGGGAAGCTAGTGACAAACAAATTTCTTGACTATGATCAATTCGTTTTGGCATTACACCAAAAAGCGCCTAACAAATTTATTGCCCATTTTAGGTACAGCACGTCAGGCGATTATAGGGAACTTGACAACAATCAACCGTTATCAGACGGCAAAACATCGATTGCTTTCAACGGCGTTATATCTCAGAAAACAAAGGCCGAAATGGAACAGGAATACAATATGTTGCTTCAAGGAGATAATGACGGCTATTTATTGCTACACAAGATGGACGATCCTGCGTTTTTATCTAGCAAATCAATCACGTTTGCAATGGTTGGTTTATCAGGCGGTAAATTGGTAGCAATGAAAAACTCAAAGCGGCCACTGTATATTGCCGAAAAGGATGGAGATGTAATAATAGCAAGCACGAATGATATTATGAAGCGCTCAGGGATCGATTTTGCGGTTGAATTACCAAATCTAAAAAAAATAGCATTTTAATGTCACACATCGATTATGCTACATATCACCGGATGAGCCTTGAAGCAAAAGATATTGATCCCTCAATAACTTGCTTAAAATACCTTTCGGACAGGTTTGAGTTGAACATTGAGCAGCGTTATTGGATCGCGTTTTTATACGGAACTTGTTACTGCGCGCCAACAGTGTTCTACATCTACAACGAATTTCCGGATTTTGAATGCGTTGACGTGAATAGGCTTACAAATTGGTGGAACGCTAAAAAAGATAATTGTATTTTTCAAACCGATCGCCAAAGGATCAAATCTAACAATCAATTCGTTGATTGTTTCAAGTCTTATAAAGCGCTTGTCAAGAATAGTCAGCAAAACTATTTTCGATCAAAGAATTGGCAGGAAATGTACAAGAAAATGGAGGCCATCAAGTATTTCGGCCGATTCAGCCTATTTAACTACCTTGACGTGTTAAATAACATTACAGACATTAATCACAAACCTACCTACCTGAATATGCTTGAAGCGGAATCTTGCAGGAACGGGTTGGCATACGCCATCGATCGGATCGATCTAGTGGACAAGAAAATTACAAAGAATGACGCCATTTTGTTACACAATTCATTTATTGATTTTTTACGGAAATATGATGGCAACGTATTTCAGATTGAAACTACACTTTGTGCTTATAAAAAATATCGCAGAGGCAGCCGGTATGTGGGATACTACATTGATCGAATGTATGGCGAAATTAAGAAAATGGAAGCGGCGGTAACAAACGGCGTTTATTGGAACGTGTTATGGCAATTTCGTGAAGAAACTTTTGAAAGGAAATATCTGTATGAGTGTAAAAAATAAAGCGTTTTTTCTTGTAGGAAATTACGGATGCGGAAAATCATCTATCATCAAGGAAACCGTAACGCGGCAGGAAAGTATATTTTTGGAAATAAGGCCAAACGTTTGGGTGGTAGGCACTCAAATCAACGGCGCTGACAGTCTATCTCAATTCGCAAAAGAAAACGTCTTAAAAACAATAATTGAGAACAAAGACAAAAATGTTATCATTGCCGGGAACTACTATTGCCAAATCAAGGATATTGAAATTTTGAATAAGCATTTTAGTGTTGTTTTGGTGTATTTAAAAACAACGTTCGAAAATAACGCAAAACGCATCGCTGAGCGCGGTAAACTGATAAATGTTGATACATTCAATAATAAATTGAAAAACCACATTTCAATGATAAGCAAAACAAACGGGTTGCGTAAATTGTACATAATTGATAATAATCAGCCTTTAAAGCAAACTAAACAGGAATTTTTTAACATAATAGAAAATGAGATCAATTGAATTAGTTCAAATTAAGCACGATGTAAAAATTGGAGATGTTTGCGGCGATATTGAGCCAAATATCACTGAGGACACGATATTTTTGGTAAATGGAGAGCCTATTGGGTTTTACATTAAAAACATTGCAGATTATTCCGAGAGAGCCGCGCAATTAGTAGCGATCGCAAACACCGAGTTTAGAAGCAAAAATGTTCCTAAAAGCGTAATGGGTAGAACAAGTGGAATTTTAGGGCATACGCAAGCAGTACAGCAATACAGTACAATTATTGGAAGCGTTCCGCCTAGACCGCATATGAAGCGTCCATACCCGTCTATCTCATCCGTTCATCAGGTCAAAACAGCGAATACATTTATCAAGGCAATGCTGATGCTTTGTCACGAAAGTGAGCAGATCATTAAAAAACTGACGCCGAACATTTATGAGAAGCAGTTGGAAATTATCAGCACAAACGTTGATAAAAAATGGCGTTTTGGTAATTTGTTTACATCTTCAATTTCAAATTTCAATATATCTGCGGCGTTTCACCGGGATGCAGGTAATTTTGAGGGATGTGTAAATGTTATCATTGCAAAAAAAGAAAACGCAAGCGGAGGCAATACAACGGTGCCTGATTACGGCGCAACGATGGATTCTTGCGACAATTCAATGTTGGTTTATCCTGCGTGGAGAAATGTGCACGGAGTTACGCCAATTATTCCGAAATTTGATGGCGGATACAGAAACAGCCTTGTGTTTTATCCGTTGAAAGCATTTAAAGGACTATAATATGGCAACCATAGCGCGCGTGACTAAAATGAACAAAAAGAAGATGCTTGAAGCATTGGAAAAATCGTTGGGTATCGTAACGACAGCCGCAAAGGCAGCCGGTATAGATCGTACGGTTCATTATGATTGGTTGCGCAACGATCCTGAGTACAAGACGGCCGTTGAATCATTATCCGATATGACGCTTGACTTTGCCGAATCTCAATTACATAAGCAGATCAAGGAGGGGAACACGACAGCAACAATTTTCTATTTAAAGACCAAAGGCAAAAAACGCGGATACGTTGAGCGCACAGAGGTTGTACACGAAACCGGCATTGAATCTGCCATAATAGAATGGACACCGGCAACAATCGAAAACGAATAGCGCAGCAATGCAACGTTCAATTTTTTCAGACGCTAAACAGCAACAAACGTATTAAAGTTCATCAGGGCGGTACACGTTCGGGGAAAACTTATGCCCTTTGTCAATACCTGATATACAAATTAACGTCCTCAAAAAAGCCGCTTGTTATTTCGATCGTCCGGAAAACATTGCCTGCCTTGAAAGGATCGGTACAACGCGATTTTCTTGAAATCCTAGACAATTTAGGGATCCTGTTTATAGGGCAGCATAACAAATCCGAAAACACCTATACGTTCGGCAATCACGTCGTGGAATTTCTTTCAGTCGATGAGCCGCAGAAAATCAGAGGCCGGAAACGACATATATGTTACTGTAATGAGGTCAATGAACTTGATTATGAGGATTTCAGGCAATTATTAATGCGTACAACGGA